CCGAAGTTGGTTCATCGCCTCTTCTTCAATGGTCTTGCGAAGTTGCTCAGTTTCCGGAGTGGTTGTGGGCCCAAGTGGCTGAGTCGCCATGTCCCTGTACTGCCTGCCAAGACTAACCGCGGTGCGATAAGAATCCGGATCAATCTGATAAAGTTGCTGAGAGGCGCGTTCTTCGGGCAGCTGGACGAAAGATCTGAACGATGTGATCTCTCTCAACCCTTCGGGGCTATCCATCGTAATAGGCGTAAAATTCTTTTGCATATTCTGCGCTTCAGTAACTGCGCTAGTTACGCTTTTTAAGTCATCACCAAGTTGCTTGATGAATACTTCTGAACCAGTCCTGCGAGCGTCACCAGCGGGTAAGCCAGCTAATAGCTGATTGGCCGCATTTAGACGCTCTTGAATGCCAGCAATCTGCGTGTTGCCACGCTCAATCACGCTGTTTAGGCGGGATAGCTTTGAGTTATTGTAATCGTCAACGATCTGATTGTCGGATACTTGGAAGTTTAGCATTGAGCCAAGGTCAGACGATCCGTAGTTACGCCCAGCGGAAAGCTGGGATAAGGCTTGTCCGAACTCTGGTCCTGCATTTGGATTTTGCATTCCCAAGCCTCCAGCGGTTAATGCTTGAATTTGAGAAGCAAGAGAGTTGCGAGTATTTTCTTGGCTTGTCACATCGGCCAACCGCTTCTCGTATGTGTCTTGTAGGTTTTTGATGTCGCCCTGTTGTTTTCTTGCAACCTCATTCTGAGCGTCGGCTATATTTGTAAAAGGAAAACCACCAGATTGTTTGCTGTAGTTTTCTATGTTTATTCTTTTTTGATTTCTGTCGCCTATTGCTGGAGATTGCAGGGTAGAAATTGTCCCATCATCATTAACCTTGTATCTTATCGGATAACGGTCATCTGGAAGTTCCCCAGGATAAAATCGTGTTACTGCCATATTACGCCTTTAACTCTGGATTGCCAATATTCGTGCCAATCGTGCCGTACAAATCAACTGGACCTGGTTGGCGATTGAACGCTACGTTCTGCTCAACCGAGGCATAAGGTGATGTGCCGTAAAGACGCTCGAACTGGCGGGTCATCTGATCTCCCAATCCTCGGTTCAAAGCATAAGCCTGCGGACTCTGCTCGTATGCCCTGCGCAATCCTTCTAGGGTACGTTGCGGTCCGTACTGACGCTCAAGTTGCATCCCGGCCTGTACCCCGGCCTGCTGGTCAAGTGCTGACAACTGGCGCTCCAGGGATCTTTGTTGGGGCATGTACTGAATTCGCAGCTTGTTCTCGAGCTCGGCCATGCCGGGAGCCTTCTCCATGTACGTTTCAATGTTTTTCTTGTACGCCTCGGCATTAGCCTGCGCTACGGCCGCGGGATCGGGCGGGGGAGGGGGCGCGGGAATAGAAGGTGAGCCACCCATTAGACCCTTGCCTTTTTCATAAAATTCATATAGTCATAACTCCTGTATCTTCCAGAACGATTAAACGTAATACGTTTACGAATGCCAAAACGCTCCCAAAGGAGAAGCAACAGGCACCTCAAGGAGATAGCACCCTTTGAGGAGATCGTCAAGTCTACAAAGACATTGTCCCCATCCTCAGAGTGAACGTAGTGGTCAGGCTTCTGGCCCTCTTTGAGGCACCTGGCTAGAGCCACCCCGGCGATGCCATCATGGTCATTAACAATGCCGACCATGCCCTGCTTCTCAAACCAATTAAACCAATCAGCTAGGTTGTGCCACATGCCCTCCGGCACCCCGGACGCTTCAATATATTCTACAGCTGTCATATAACCTTCTGAATCTCGATTGTGTCCGGGTTTGCGGCCGCAATAATTTGGCGAATCGCCATCTTGTTTGCAGTGCTTGAAATCTTGATATTCAGCAAACGCCACTTCTCGTACTTGCGCAAATCGCTGGCAATCCGCTTTTTTACGGAAAGAGGAAGCGCGGCTGGGAGGACAAACGGAAGCGTCAAAACCGCGCTCGCAATGTTTAACCCTGACTGAACGCTAATGTCGCCAGTGTCTACATCTCTCTGAATAAAGATATTGGCGCTACTTGAGAACGAGTCATCAAAAATGACCTCGAAATGCGAGCCATATTTGGCAGCAAACGTATCTCCGAAATTAAAGTCTTTTGTGCGAACATAGGAGTCATAGCTTGTTCCTGCGTCCAGGTAGTCTGACGAGACCGTTCCAGCCGGGGACTTGTAGCCAGAATACTGCTCGATAACTCCGTTCACCTTCTTGAACATCGCCCTAGTTCCGGCCTGGTTAAAATTGGTAAGAGTAAACTGCATTATCCTTGGGCTCCAGGTGCCCTCGAATGCCCCAAGCACAGTGTTGTAAACTATAAGTGTATCATTCGTGTTGTTCGATCCTGTCGGCACTGCCAAGAAATATCTATTGTCGTAATAAATTGCTGTAGAAATTTTGATTGAGTCAGTATTTATGGTTTGGATGACGTCTTTGACAATTTCCGAGATTGGCACTCCTACCGAGCTAAAGTCGTCTGAAACCGAGCGAACCAAGGACCGAATTCCGTTGTCTGATAAAAACAGGATATCGCTACTTACCTGGACTGCAGTCCCGGATGCAACGCAACCAGTGTTATTTGATATGATAGACACAATCCAATCGGCTGCCGTTGTGGCGTCGCTAGGAATGTCCACCTGGAAGACTCGACGCTTTTTGAATACGATGATTCTGTTTTTATAGTATGGGACAATTGCCGTGATCTGGTCTCCGTCGTCTCCGTTAACGACTATGCTGTTTGATGCATCCCATACGGCAGGATCAAGAATGTCTGACGCGTAAAGAGTGTTCCTGGTGTCTCCAGACCCAACCGCAAAAAGCCTGTTTTCTGTATTGATCAAAAGCCTAAGATTTTGCGGTGGCGGACTAACAGTTGCCGTTGCCGTGGCTCCAGATCCGTTCCCAATAATTGTCACGGTTGGGGTTGCGGAATATCCAGATCCTCCTTCGACGACGGTCACGCCTGTGACAACGCCCCCTGCGACCTGAGTAATAAGCGTAGGGAATTGTCCACCCCATTGCGGTCCTGTCACAATTGCAGTCGCACTTGTGTACCCTGTCCCGGCGCTACTTACTGTGATTGCCCTGACCTTTCCTGCCTGCCTAACCACAATATCTCCGTCCCAATAGTGCAGATCACCGTCAGCGTCCGCTATGTACATCTTGTTATTGAATTGTGCCATGCTCACTTCGACGGCAGAACCAATAGAATATCCGCTAGCCCATTTTTGTGTACTCGTTCCAAACAGGCTTGTGCTTGCGATCCATGTTGAATCTGCCGGGTGTATTGTCGCGCTCCCGCTTGAATTGATGCTGTAGAATCTTCCGTTTGTTACGGTAAGCAATTGCGACGTCGATCCTGTCTCGTAGTACCGCATCCCACCGATAGACCCTGTTCCGCTAGTCGCCCCGGTGGCAAAACTTGAAGTTCCGACCCTAGTCTCGAGGTTTCCCTTTGGGGAAAGGGTCATGTTGTACAACTGCTGGACTTGATTTTCTCCCAACAGATCAGACTGTAGTCCGCTGGCCTGGCCCCCTGTAAAATTGCGAATTCCGTCGAAGGACAAGACTTCGTCTAAATTGTCCTGGAAATATGGCACGGACTAAACCCCTATGTCTGTGATGCTGTATTCGCCTAAACTTGACGGTGTGATGACCTTTATTCCTCCGACCTGGCTCATCTCATACTGAGCCATCTGCGCTAGGTCGGCATTTGCGGTCGACACAACTGCCTGAGCCTTGGCGTACTGGCGCTCCCGCTCAAGAGCGTCTGCATGGGTAAGGGCAAGGACAACGTGCTGGACGTGCGGGAGACGCAATTCGTCTGTGATGGCGGCAGAGCTCGGGGGAAACTCGACAATGTTATTTTGTCTTGTGATGCAAGTAACCTTTTCTATCACCTTCAATGCAGTTGTGCTGGTCGTGTTGAGTAGTGGGTACAAGTCAATCTCGGCAGTCCCAGAAGTATTCCTGCCCTTAAAATAATACTGACTCGGAGTCCCGGTCCTGTCCGAGTCCAGCAAATCGGCGTCTTGACTGACAATTGTCTGAAGGTCGACAGACATGAGCTCACTGTCTCCGTAGGCTACGGACAGAGGGTTCTCAACCAGGGAGCCAAGTGACACTGTCCTAGTTGCAGTCGAAACTGAATAGGTTGAGTTTGTGATACTTTCACGCCAGGGGGCAAAGTTCCACACCCGCCTGTAGTTTAGGCTGGCCGATTTTTGCAGGAAGGTAAGCGTGTCGGCATCGGTCTTGCCGATCTTCTCGCCAGCGTACTGAGCGATTTCAGTTAGGGTCATTTGTTACTGAGGCTTTGTCGGCCAAGCAATGCTTTCGGGTGTGCTGAAATCCTGCGGTATATTCCTAAGTAAATTTCTGTAAGATGCCCATGCTTGTTTGTCTGACGTTGAATCTTGAAGTTGCGTCCAATCGGATTCTTCTAAAAGTCTATCCCTAAAGCCGCGCACTGATTGCCATTTTAATTCGGATGTAACATTTTCTCCAAAAATCATACTTCAACCTCCCATATCTCAAGAATAGCTGTGCTTACGCCTCCGTACCTTCTTGTTCCAGCAAAATTGCCATTTATATAAATAGTTGGAGAATCTGCCCCGACCCTAACACGATATGTTCTTGATGTTGTGGATGATGAGTTTTCCTTGTAGCTTGCATTAAATTTGTTTCCATAATTACTTGCGTTCCAAAAGTGAACTTGTGTTGCATAAATCGCATTTGCGGCAGAATCCTTGAAAAATGCGATAGTAGCCGCATTGGTCACGGCTCCGCTTGCCGAACCACTAGCATCAAACTTAATATAAATAACTGATGTCGCAGAAAGCGGCGTGATAGTAAGATTTAGAACCTCATTGCCCTCTGTTATTTGTGGAATTGTGTCGTCCCACGGAATTGTAGTTCCACAAGTTACAACAGAAGATGTTGTTGCGCTTACAACCTGAAGAACCTTTCCAGTAGATCCAAGTGCTGCGGTTGAAAGAGTTGTTATGCGGCCCTTTGCGTCAACTGAAATTCTTGGAATTATTGTGGAAGTTCCGTATGTTCCTGCTACTACTCCAGTAGTCCCAAGCGTTCCTGTCCCCTGGCTTATTGTAAAATCACCTGCAAGTGTTGTGGAAATATTTGTGATAGTTCCAGTGGTTGAATTAAGAGTTCCAATCGTCCCAGCAGTGCTGTTAATCGAACCAGAGAATGTTCCAGTAGAACTATTGATAAGACCGCCGTACGTTCCAGATGTAATCGTGGCTGTGCTGGCCGTTAGCGTCTGAACTGTTCCATTGGTAATATTGGCCGCAGTAGATGTGGTTGTTCCAGCGGTAAGCGTAGGGATAGTTCCAAGCGTAATGTTGGCAGTGCTTGAGGTTAGATTGGGAATTGTTCCAGTAGTAATAGTCGCGCTGGTGCTGATTGTCCTATTTCCAGTAGCAGTTCCGTAGGTCAGCGCACCAGTAAGGTTTAAGCCAGTATATGTTCCAACAGAAAGAGCATCGTCAAAAAGGTTGTAAACCGTCGTCCGGTTCGCAGCTATTTGGGGGCTTCCTATCGATGACGAGTCCGCGATAAGCAATAAATCTGCAGTGCCTACAGTTGTCTTTTCTTCCTGGGTCGAAATTAGCCCGGCATAAATATTCGTGTCGTCAATAAGGTTGTGCAGACCCGCGGCCGTGACCGTGCCGTTAGTTAAAAAGTCAGTGTTGCGATCTAGTATGTTTGCCATATTAAGTTGTAAACCTCATTGCGGTTGCAAAGATTGTTCCTGCCGGGATTGTCCCGGCGGTTGAACCTTTGCTGTTGACTACATACCTTACAACATTTGAAGCCACAGGGAAAAAGCTGGTTACGATTTGCGTGGTTCCAGTTGTTGATCCGAGCGAATTGATAGATCCAATAACTATGTCTCCCAACTCGGCTCCAGTTAGCAAGAATGTTCCGTTGGTTGTGTCTGCCGTATTGTGCGCCGCGACAACAGCGGAGCCAAAGGATGCCGTAGCATACGACACCTTGGTTATGTTCGGACCAGTGGCCCCAATCTCTAGCGTGCCAACCGTGGCAAGTCCGGTATTGTTAATCGTCGTGGAGGCAATCGTACCGATCGTGGCAGTGCCAGTTGACGCTGTCAGGTGAGATCCAAAGGTTGACGCCCCATCCACAGCAAACGTCCCGGTGCTCTTGGCCCCTGTGGTGCATATCTGTAGGGCCGAAACTCCAGCCTCGTCGCCACTGGAAATGGCTCGCATGGTGCCGTCGACAATGTTGCTACCAAACGTCTTTAAGAGTTGGGTGTAACTTGTGCTAATTGTCTGTGTGCCAAGTGTAGCCATTAGTGGTTCATCCTGTTTTTAACTAGGTCCCAGGCAACGGAAAACAGTAGCCCGGCGACCCCAGCAATTGCGAATATCCTGGAACGGAGGTGCTCCAGGGCAGAAACTCTATTTACCACATCTGCGTAGTTTGACAAGCTGGTCTCGACCATGTTGTACAATTGGACCTGGCGCTCTTCCATCCGGGCGAGCTTGACCTCTATGCTCCACACCTGGTCTTCACTCATTGCGAGACTCCAGGTACTTGAGACTTACCGCAAGATGTACGACCGCACCGACGACCTCGTCCCGGTCCCTGCCGTCCGCCACCATCCTTTTGATCGATCTGTTGACTGACAGAAGGTGCTTTACTGCACCGATATACCTCGTCCCCCTTGCAAGCCTGTTGTTGTCCTCGGCACACTTCAGTGCCTCCACGAAACAGGCGTAATCCTTTGCCGTCAGCAATAAACGCAAACCCAGGACTGTGATCCATGTTGCGATGCGTTTCATTTGACATTACCAGCGTCTTCCGCAGCACCCATGTCCGAGTAGCGGGGCAGCACATTGCTGTCCGCTGGCTTTGGCGAGCAGGAGCAGAGCAAGAGGGCGATGAGGAGGAGGGGCATTTTAGTAGATTGCGTATTTAGTGTTTAGGTAGTTTCTTATTTGGTCTAGCTGTGGAGATGTTAGGGTTGCATTATAAACCATAATTTCTGCCATTTTTATATTTCCGTGGCGTTCTGGGTCTTGCTGACCAGCAATTCGTATGCCAATTACATCGGAATCTGCTGCTGTGCCTATTTCTTCAGATCCTTCTTGAGTGTTGTTACGCCGAACAGAATAAACGCCAGAACTTTGATTTGCTACAAATTCCATAATAAAATTAGAACCCTCTGAATATAAAAATCCACTATCATAGTCATAAGGCGTCCAACCATTAAAGAATAGCGGATAGGCTGCTGGATAATTACCAAATATATCGTTTTTGATATAATGAAATGCGCCTTGATCTACACCAGAATCCGATAAGAACGCTACATTCGGCGCGTATTCGTTGCCAGAAGTGCTATCACCAACATATTTGAAAGCCCAAATCACGCTAAAATTATTATTACCAACAAAAGTCGGTATTAGTGCATCCGCAAATTGTGTTTCCCCATTAAAGTCTACTGTCGGCCTGCTATTTATAGAACTTGCTGTGAAGGCTGGAGAGTTGTTGACTATTACTGTTCTCCCATTGCCGCTCTGATCTGCCCAAGCGGTGACATTTGACCCAGACAAAGTAACCCCGGCATCAGCCTTCAGCCAGAGGGAAAGACCAGCTATCCTGCTGGGATTAAATGTCCTGCGCCTCTCCATGTTTACAGGCAAGGGGCTAGTAGGCGAATACAAAGGCATCGCCTTCTCCTAACTGAGTGTCGTCACTTCAGCAGTTCCAGCCGTGGCAAAGATGCCGCCAATCAAGCCAGTGTAGTTGAATGGGACTTCGTAGTAGTCTCCAGAACTTAGTCTAACGCTGAAGGCTGATGTGCTTGCAGTTGCTGTGCCTAGCATAACGTGGAGGTTGCCTGGGCCAGAATTGAAGATCGTGCATCCCAGCCTGCCAGTGCTTGCCGTTGCAATCGTGCCGTAGCTAGTCGAGGTGAAGTCGGTCGGACCAGTTCCGCCAGTTGTAGAGTTGGGCGGGCGAATGCCATCAGCAACGTCAGCCTGCAATGTAACCATCAAAGCCTCGATTGCTTCGAGGTTAAAGTTAATGCTCTGCGTACCGCCGGTGGCAGTACCAATAGTCTCCAAGATGCGGTTAGTTTGCCAGCCCATATATTTGTCCTTTTTAGTTTATCACGCTAGGGTGTGTTCATCAAGCGGCGGTGATGGTGATGGAGGGTGACCAGCCAGAGGTGGGGATGGAACTGTTGTTGGAAGAGGCGTTGGAGGCTATTACAATCAGACTCGTTGATCCTTCGCCATTATCATTGATGCTTGAAATTGTCCAATTCCCTTGGGGAGAAAATGAATAAGAATAGTCATCGCCATCAAATGAGTTATATCCACCTATCGTTACACTTGGCGGCAAGAGAACAAATGGACTAGACGCCTTTATATAGAATTCTCCGTCTGTTGGGGGTGTTGTAATAGCCGGATCAAGGCCTCCGCTTGTTCCCTTGGTATAAGTTCCATTATATTGTGTATTTCCACCAGTAAACCCAGCCACCGTTACAGAACTCGTACTCGCCACAGGAATCCCGCTAGGTGCGGCTCCACCACCAAAGGGAAGTTTTCTTCCGTTGTTTAATCCAACGTTAAGACTTAGCGAAGGCATAAAATCACAATGCAATCACCCGCCAAGGACTAGAACCTTTGGCGGGTTGACTGCTAATAGGTAATTAGCCCTTGTAGGCGATCACACGTCCAGTTCCAGCAGTGAAGCTGTTAAACTGTCCGTAGATTATGTTCCCGGAACCGATCGTCACGCCTGTCAGTGTGCCATCGAAGTCTCCCGCAATGGCGCTGAATGTCGTGTCGGCCAGCATTTGGATCGCCCAATATGCTTGCCCGGCAACGCCTGTGGTGCCAACGGTAAAACCGTTTCTGGCCCCAAAACGATCCATATCTGCAGACATTAGCTGTAGACCGGGATCTTGTACGAAGTGCCGTTGAGCCGAACCGTAATTCCCAAGGTCGCAGTGCCAGAGACAAATGTCCCTGTAGTTGCGGTCGTAATAAATTCGACTGCACTTGTCTCCCTTGCTGAATCAAGCCGGATGGGCTTGCCTTTTGCTTTCAATTCGCGACGCAGATTGATGTCACTCATGGATCTAATTTCCTATGTTTTGCCCAAACTTGTTTGATTGTATCGGCTTTATGTCTTGGGCGGAACTTGGAGCCGAGTTTTTGTTCTAGTGCGTGATAACCTTTTAGAATGTTGCGACCATCCATGGCCGACGGATGATATGCTGGATCTGAACCACAATTAACAAGTCTGAAGCTGGATGGAAAGTTGCGTCGTTTTAGTTTACTTGGGACATTGTCCCTTTCATCTACCGGACGCCCGAGCGTTACAACGCCCCCGGGTTCCCTGTCTT